CAGCGTAAGATTCACTTGAAACCAACAACATTAAAGTAAAAAGTATAGTTTTCATTTCATTCTCCTTTATCAAAACAACCGCCCGTGTCAATCGAATAGAACATTTCAATCTCACACTCAATGATTCTAGTGCATTCCTCTATGTGTCGGCGTACCTTCTGAGCGATGCTACGGTTCGCAAACTCAACCACATGCCTGCGCTCATCGTGTGCCATTTGTACTCGTACATCAATGTCGTGACGGATGGACTGCATGGCGTTTATCTGGCGGCGTTCGATCATTTTTTGCTATCCTGCATTAACACCCTTGCATGTTCCTGTTCTATTTTTGCGCTATTTAATTCACCTACCAAACAGAGTAAACTTTTGATAGGCCCGTTATTTACTAAACAACGCACAATTTTATCTTTAATTCTTTGTGTGTGATGCCTAGCTTGATGCCATTCATTTGTAAGGTTTTCAGTTGTCATTTCAAAAACCCCTGTGCTTTCTTGATCGACTCAATCCACCCATAGCCACGGCATTTGAAAGGCCATGCGTAGCCGAACAGAAGGATGGCGTACATCATAGCCATGCAGATAGCGAACATGCTGGCAAAGCCTAGGATTACTACTGCGAAGTCAATGTCATCAGGGTTCATAATCTAACCTCAAATCATATTTTTTACTCATTATTCCTCCGATTGAATTTGTAAAAGTAACGCATGGCGGTCATCTTCGCAGCCGCGCGATATCCCTAACGATTTAGAAACTCTATCAACCATTGCATCCAGCAAGTGCAATAGCTCTGCATCAGTTGCTACATTGATAATGTTACATCCTGTTGCGACTACATCTAAATTTGACTTATTCATATTTAACCTCATAATGTTTTAATCATTTGCGCCCTTCCCGGTTCTACTAATTCCTAGATACTCGCGCTGGCTCAGATTAACTAATCTTTTGCGCTTTCCGGTTTGTTCGTGTTGAGTTGATGGTTGCTATTATACTGATATTTTTATCTTTGTCAACATATTCCGCAATATATTGCATTGAGTGAAAAAGTATGCTCTAATGCGTAATCAAAGGAGGGTTAGAAATGAAGATGAAACAAATTAAGTTAGTAGCACAAAAGAAACGCGCTAAATTACTAAAGCAGTTTACTAAACTCAACGGTACGGTTACAGATTTTGCTGTGTTACACGGAGTAACCAGGTCAAGAATGAGTAAACAGCTAATAGTGGCAAGAAAAGAAGCGGGAATAAGCAATTTTTTAGAGGAGCAAATTCATGACTAGATCTCCAAGCGGTCATAGGTGTGGCGCAAGCCATCAGAAAGCCATCCTACCTGACTCTGAAGTGGTCAGGATGCGTGAGATGTATTTCCCTTACGTGATGGGCTATAACAAGCTGGCAAAGCTGTTTAAATGCGGATCATCCACGGTTCGGGATATTGTGCAGTTCAAGACTAGGATAAATGCGCGATAACTATTGCATAGTTGTTTTTCTGGTGCTAAGATTAAAACTTAGGTGATCGAAAGAAAACCTGTTTGGCAGTAGCATGGATTGATCCCCATGCTGCGGATGCAGTCCTAGCCCACTGCATCCTGCCAGACTTTACACAACGGGCAAAATAATTAGCTAGGAGTTACCAATGGAATTACACCCTCTTTGCACTCTGTTCCCTAGAATGTCAGGGCATGAGTTCGACTGTTTAAGGCTCGATATAAAAGAGAACGGACAGCGCGAACCGATAATTATTCATGATGGAATGATACTTGATGGCGGTAATCGCTATAGGGCTTGCATTGATTTAGGTGTTGAGCCTTCACTAATGAAATTTGGCGGTGACAGCATCGCAACTTATGTGCTATCGGCGAACCTTCATAGACGCCACTTAACTCCTGGACAGCAGGCCGCAATTGTTGCATGTGTTCAGGATTGGACTAAAGCGCAATCAGTAGGGAAGCCCAAATCCGGTAACGTTACCGGATTACAAACAGTCGCAACGCGAACCGCAATTTCAGGTGCAAGCGAAAAAACACAGCGCACGGCTGATAAAGTTGCAAAAGCAAACCCTGAGCTTGCAAAAAAAGTTGGTCGCGGGGAAATAACCCTACCACAAGCAGAAAAGCAAGCATTCCCAAAGGCAGAAAAAGACGAAAACCATTACGACCCATCAGAAGATGCGCTTGCGAACGCGCACGAAACAGTAATCGCGCTATCCGAAGAAAACCAACAACTAAAGGATGCAATCGCGGCAGGACAGCCAGAAGCAGAGCAATCTGCTGGTGAAATCATATCAGGACTGCGCTCAAAAGTTAAAACGCTTGAAGTAACGCTTGCGGCTACAGAATCGCAACGCGATTCATTATTGCGAGAAAACGGAGAGTTGAAAAAGCAGTGCGCTATGCAAAGACGTGAAATTAAGAAGCTCGGTGGCAAAAATGCTTGAGCTGCGCGGCTACCAAAAATTAAGCATGGAAGGGTTGCGTGCTGGATTTGCCAATGGGCATCGCTCTCAAATGCTCTACCTACCTACAGGCGGCGGAAAGACAGAGATTGCCATATCTATGCTTGCTGCTGCCAGCGATAAAGGCAACAAGGTTGCTATGGTACTTGATCGGCGAGTCTTGTGCGATCAGACAAGCGAACGTCTTTTGAAATACCAGATAGACCACGGCGTTTTAATGGCTGGGCATTACCGATTTAGGCCTGACAGAAATATTCAGATATGCAGCGCCCAAACTCTTGAGAAGCGCGGATCGTTTCCTGGTCTTAAATTACTGATAGTCGATGAGGCGCACAATACGCGAGATTCAATCAAGGAATTCATCAAAAACAATCCACAAATAAAAGTTGTTGGATTGTCGGCAAGCCCATTTACCAAGGGGCTTGGGGATATTTACTCAAACGTAGTAAGCAGATCGACAACACGCGAACTTGTTGATGCGGGTTCACTAAGTCCATTACGCGTATTCTGTGCAAAAGAAATAGACATGGAAGGAGCAAAAAAAGTTGCAGGCGAATGGTCGCAGAAAGACGCAACAGATCGAGGCGTAAAAATTACGGGCGATATTATTACTGAATGGGTGAAAAAAACCCATGAGATATTTGGCGAACCGAAAAAGACGATAGTGTTTTGCGCAGGCGTTGCTCATGGCGAAGATTTACAAAAACAGTTTGGCGAAGCTGGCTACAACTTTGTTTGCCTAAGTTACCGCGATGATGATGAGTTTAAGCAGGATGCAATCAAGGAATTTTCAAAACCACAAAGCGATATTCATGGCTTGATTGCAACTGACATTCTGACAAAGGGATTTGACCAAGCTGATGTGATGATCGGCATATCTGCAAGGCCTTTCACAAAATCATTCAGTAGTCATGTGCAGCAACTTGGGCGAGTTATGAGGCCTCACGAATCAAAAGATGCGGCGATCTGGATTGACCATTCTGGAAACTATCTCCGATTCAAGGATCAATGGGATGCGCTATATTCTGGTGGTGTTGACGGGCTGCAAAGTGATGGAGAAAAAGCAGCAAAGGAACCATCTCAAAAAGACAAGGAAGCGGCGAAATGCCCTAAGTGTGGGGCGCTATGGCCCGGCAATTCAGATGTATGTGTTCATTGCGGAATGGTCAGGGTTAGGCAAAATGCCGTTGTAGTAAATCCCGGCGAAATGTTCGAGCTAATAAGCAACGATACAAAGAAAGAAAAATACTCCGGAGAGTATAAGGAAAAATGGTATCAGGGAATGATAGCCATACTGCGTGCGCAAGGTAAAAACGAAAATCGAGCATTCCATTTATACAAAGAAAAATTTAAATGCGAGCCTGCATGGAAAAAAATAGCAGGCTCAAACACCATACCGGAAGCCGCTGATGCTAGGGCTTATTTGCGACGCTCCAATATCGCGTTTGCGAAGTCTAAAAAATGAACGACTTTCTCTCATTTGCGGCGGAGCGCGGCCTAATTATTCGCAATCTTGAACATGGACGATGGGCGCGTGTTCCAACGGTAGACCATCCACACAAAAGGAACGGCGCTTATTTTTATGCCGGAGATTTTGCCCATGTGCAGAATTGGGCAATTATGGAGCAAGTCGAAAGCTGGCAGGAAGATAAGCATCGCACTCCATTTGAACAAGCTGAAATGCAAAAACGCATCGAAGCATCACGTAAGGAATACGCTCAGGAACGCGCAGAAGGACAGCGCAAGGCCGCAAATAAGGCAAAATGGATACTTGGACAGTGTGAGCTTGATATTCACGCTTACGCAGACTCCAAGGGGTTCCCTGATATGCGCGTCAACGTGTGGCGCAAACTAGAACAAGATCCGCTGATGGTGATCCCAATGTTTCACGGTGGCGCGATATGCGGATGCCAGCTTATCGGTATTGATGGTGGTAAAAAATTCCTCACCGGACAGCGTACAAACGATGCGGTTTTTACGTTTGGAGCAAGTGGTCGTGTGTTTCTTTGTGAGGGATGGGCAACGGGAGTGAGTTTAAGGGCTGTTTTAGCGGCTTTGAAGATGCCGTACACCATACATGCATGTTTTAGTGCTGGAAACCTTGCTCGGGTCGCTAAAACGGTTCCTGATGCATTTATTGTTGCCGATAACGACCAAAGCGGAACAGGGCAGCGCGTAGCAGAAGAATCAAAATGCAAGTGGTGGATGCCAGAGCAAGTTGGAATGGATTTGAACGATTTACATAAACAGATGGGATTGTTCAAAACATCGCAGGAGCTACGCAAGCATTTGAAATAGATTCGACGGTTATCGCTGGGGAGGGTAATCACTGGCGGCGGTAACTGAATGCACCACCAGGGGGATAGGGATGCAACAAGTGCAATCGGCGGCGAAGTCAGCACCGATACCCGAAAAGGCTGGCGAGTCATGTAACTGCGATGGTCAGAACATGTAACGGACTTAGGGATAAGGCTGAGTCCGTCCAGCTCAGGTCAGTTATGGTTGTATGTAACAATAGTAAACAATCTTGATTAGTGAACATTTACAGAAAAGGGAGAATTTGAATGAACACAAAGCGCATTAAATTCGTCCTAGATAGAATTAAAAAACTAATTTGGGTACGTGAAATGTATATCGTTGGAAAACGCGACACTGTAACGATTGACCACGAAATAGCCGTGTTGAGGGCTGAAATTACACAGTCGGCTAGTGATGCGGAGGTTGTGTGATTTGTCATACCTGCCAACACCGCCATTTAAAACAATTCGGGAATTTCACAAAATGGCAATGTGCGCAGATGCGTAAAGGATGGATGGAGTGGGAATGGCGTGCTGGAAATAATATGCCAAAAGTTTGTAACGAATTTTTGCGCAGTACCGCTTGAGCGTAGGGTTAGGGGTTTTAACTACGAAGAAGGAAATATTATGAACTTCAATACGGAAGAAAATTTAAAAAAACAAGCGGAAGAATATTTTAATTCAATACCGCCCAATAAACGCGCAGAGATAGAAATAATGTATTCTGCATTTCGTGCTAGGCTCATGTACGAATTGCGCATATCTGGCGGATCAAACCAAGGGGTTGTATATGGGCATCTTGAAAAACGATGAACCCTAACGTGTAGTTGAGGGGCAGGCCGCTTTTGGCCTGTCCCGCTCGAATGCAGGGTTGTGCGTCAATACTACGGAGTGAGGAATGAAACAAGATAGCCTGCTAGATGACAAAAGCACTGCACCAATTGATGCGAAATCTGAATGGTTTGGGATGCCTGAGTTTGTGCAAGATAAACAGAAACCGTTCGCTCAGATAATTTGCCGATTTGAAACGCAAGAAGATTTGGATGCGTTTGCGCAATTGATCGGGCAAAAATTAACGCCCAAAACTAAGAGCATCTGGCATCCGTTTAAAAGCCATTGGGGTGGGGTTAAAGGGAGATACAAAGATGAATCCTGAGTACCCAATATTCATCGTTTCAAAAGGCCGATGGGAATCTAGGTTGACCAGCAAGGCTTTAGAAGGCATGGGCGTTCCATATCGCATTATCGTCGAAGAGCAAGAGCGCGAAAAGTACGCAAAATTTATTGATGACCGTAAAATTTTGACTTTGCCGCAAATGTATTTAGATGATTATGACACTTGCGACAGTCTTGGAAATGCGCGCAGTAAAGGCCCAGGAGCCGCTAGAAATTTCGCATGGGATTATGCGATAGCAATGGGGGCTGAACGTCATTGGGTTATGGATGATAACCTCGATGCATTTCACCGATTGAACCGGAATACGAAATTTGAATGTGATACTGGGGCAATTTTCAAGGCTGCGGAGGATTTTGTTGATAGATACGAAAACGTGCCTGTAGCAGGGTTTAATTACTATTCATTTTGTAAAACGACAGATTCTGTCCCTCCATTTATCACAAACACGCGCATCTACTCTTGCCTGCTACTGGATAATTCTGCCCCGTACAGGTGGAGAGGCCGATATAACGAAGATACCGATTTAAGTTTGAGGGTGTTAAAAGATGGGCTTTGCACTATTCAATTCAACGCTTTTTTATGCGGGAAAGTCACAACTCAGCGCATGAGTGGTGGAAATACAAAAGAATTTTACGCAGATGAAGGGACACTGCCTAAATCGCAAATGCTGGCTGATTTGCACCCAGACGTTGCGAAAGTTGTATGGAGATTCAACCGATGGCATCACCATGTAGATTATCGCCCATTTAAGAAAAATAAGCTGATTGCAAAGGAAGGTATTTTGCACTCTAAAAAGATCAATAACTATGGGATGGTTTTGACGCCCAACGTAGAGCTAACCAGCCGCCCAACACTAACAGAAAGGACGAAGTGATGAAAGACGAACCACAACTGAACGATGCAAAACACGCCGATGGGCGGTCTGAGTTGAGCGTAGGGTTGTGCGTCAACCCAACTACGGAGAAATAGCACTATGCACATTGATTACTTCAGCGGGGAGGCGGCAGACCTCAAGCGCGGACATCGTGGCGCGGATGATGTGCTGTCCGTGATGGCGAAACATTCGCGGGTGAGCACTTGGGATATGAGCGAACTCTCATGGCTCAGAGCTGCGATAGATAATCTGGAGCGGCGCGGGTTGATTGTTGCGCAAGAAGAACCGTACCCGTGGCACAGATACAAGCTTACTGATGCGGGGCTGGCGACTTTGACGCACAACGTGGAAATAACCAGCCGCCGCGCTGAAAAGATTTAAGAGTCACAGGCCGCTTTCGGCGGTCTGGTTCATTGTAGGGTTGGGGCGCATTTTTCCACGGAGAATTTACATGACTGACAAAGAACTTTTTGAGCATTACGCAGGTTTGGCGATGCAGGCACTACTGACGCACCACGGCTGCTATGATGAAATACGCAACCACGATATTGAGCCATATACCAATATAGAAGTTGCAAACGCCGCTGTAGTCTACGCGGAGACGCTGGTTCAGCGGGTGCGCCCCAACGTGTAGCTAAGGGGCGCGCATAAATGACCGATGAACAAAAACGTGACGCTTCGGGCGCGTCCCTCTTGAGCGTTGGGTTATGTTTCTGACGGTTGATAACGCAACACAAAATAATTGCAAAAAGTTCTTGACTATCGTTTGATTGCGCACTACAATAACAACATCAACTCAACAAACGAAGGAGAAACAAAATGAACAACGCACAAATCAACGCCAAGTTTCTTGCAGCCACCGACGCAGCCACCAAGGCGGCAGTTCTAGCCAACATCGCCAAGCACTACGGCATCACCAGCGCCGAAGCCTACGCCGAAGTGACCGACGAGGAAGCCGAACACCTGCTGGACTATGTGACCGGGCCGGAACGTGCCGCCACCAGCCTCCTGATGAAGCGCCACGCATGAGCGAGGAAAACAAAAGAGGCGGCCCCGGAAGGGGTCAAGGCCGAAAGCCGGTGAAGCAGGGAGAGGAAACGGTAACGATCTCTCTGCGCCTCACGACCGGACAGCGCGAGAAGCTGGCACGGCTTGGCGGTGCCGAATGGGTGCGGCAGAATATCGACCGTGCAAAAGAAACATAACGTAGAATGTACCCCTGACGTAATACCCAACAAAACAGGACATGTGTACTAAATGACAAACACACCTTAGATATGGATAATATTAAACGCGACTGGAAAAATGAATTTTCTAGCATTGATCAGCGTAAGCTGTTAAATAGTGCGTGCGGCGATTTAGCATCAGGGCTGAAATGGCACGGATTCAGGCTCTCAAAAGATGACTATCGCCACCTGATTGCTGGTACTATACTACGATGGCGCATGATGCCCGGCATAGATCGTGGGGATGGGGTGGCACCTGGGCTGATAATGCTCGGAGGGTCAAGTTTGGATTTGAGTGTAAAACAATGCGCCGAGGCAATTGAACTCTGCTTCCTGCTTGGAGACTGCCCTGAAGGTCAGGGGATTGATGCACCTCCTATCCGGTGGGGGGTGGTTGTTTGCGGAGCGAGGTGGCTGGCATGAGCATCACAAAGCGACAAATCTATAAAATAGTTTATATTTATATTAAAAATGTGTTGACAGCGTCAAACAGTTTGATATAATAGCGACATGGTGAAGGGAAGCCAGATAAACAAGGAGCAGCGAGCATGAAATGCTACAGAATACCAAAAGACCAATTGAAGGCTTTTGCAACCGAGATGAAGGCCGCAACAACAATGGAAAACATCCGCAAAGCATTTTCACAGCAGCCAGACGGAACCGCTAATTTTTACGCAGAGACCAAAACAGAAAAGGACGTATGCGCAAAGTTTGGGAAAATAAACGATCAGTATCATAACGGGGGCTACTAAAATGACCCAATCACAACACTATGAGCAACAAGCCGATGCACTTAGAGGCGCAGAGCAAGAGCGCGCATTGCGCGCCGCACAAACTGTGCTACAGCAAACCTCGCCAACATACATGGCGGATTTTAAACGGATACAAGGCAAGCTAATTGCCTGCCTTGAGGCTGCACAATGACCGCCAGCCAGCAATGCAAAGCGGCAGGGCTGAAAAGCCTTGCTGAGGTATCAAGGATGGTCTGCAAACCAGTCCAGACACTCCATAATTGGCACAGGGAAAGCCCTAAGCTATTCTCTGTGGTGATTGCTGGATCTGTGATAAAGAAAAATGAACTTAAATAATCGACCAATAGCAGCAAAGGGAAAGAAGCCTAAGCGCGCGAAGCTATCCACGCTTATTACAAAAGCAGATGTTTTAGCAAGCCAGTACATACGTCAAAAGTACGCAGATCACGCTGGGAATGTAAATTGCATAAGCTGTGATAAAGTATTACACTGGAAAGACGCTCATTGCGCCCATTACATCGAGCGCACCCACAAGCAAACAAGGTGGATGGAAGAGAACTTAAAAGTTGCGTGTTGTTCGTGCAATACTTTCCGCAAGGAATTCCACATGAGGGAATACACAATCAAGATGATTGACTGGTACGGCAGGGGCTTTGTTGACGAACTCAGGAAAATGGCTAAAAAGACATTAAGCGCGGCAGAGGTTCGGGCGCTGGCAGAGGAGGCGATTGAATATTATGGCGAAATACGATAAGGTAAAACTACTCGCTGACTGGAATACAGGGAAATACACAGAGCGAGATATAGCCTCAAAATATCGAATCTCTAATGCAACAGCGCATAATTGCGTAAAGGGTCAAGACAAAAAACTTGAGCAACTAATAAGCAAGCAAGTCGAAATAAATCAAATTGTTGCAGGATTAAATGAGCAAGAAGTGAGCAACTTTAAGCAAGAGGTTGACGAGCGTTCAAAATACATTGAATACTTTAATCGCAGGGCACTCGAAAATGTAGAATCAGCATTCAATCTGCCAGTAGAAAATCAGAATGATGTAAAAGCAAGGGCTGAGACAATAACTAAAGCGCGCATTGACGTATTGGGCAAGCCTCCTGAAACAGCAATACAGATTAACAACAACACAACATACCGTGAGATGAGCAACGATGAGTTACATGCAATCGCCAGCAAAGGCCGCTGAGGAGATGTTGCTAAGGGCTGCGGCTCGTGATTCTCTACTAGCGTTCACGGAGTATACTAATGAGGCATACGCCGCGGCTGTACACCATCGGCTGATAGCCGATAAGTTGGAAGCAGTTGAACGTGGCGAGATACTCAGACTGATAATCTGTATGCCGCCTAGACACGGCAAGTCTGAACTAGCGTCAAGGCGGTTCCCATCGTGGTATATGGGCAGGAACGAAGGAAAGCAGATAATCGCGGCTAGTTACAACTCAGACTTAGCATCTGACTTCGGGCGGGAAGTGCGTAATATCGTAGGAAGTCCAGAATACGGTAGGCTGTTTGATGTATCACTATCACAGGACTCAAAGGCCGCTAACAGATGGCACACAGATAAAGGGGGTATGTATGTTGCTGCGGGTGTTGGAACTGCTATAACTGGCAGGGGTGCTGATATATTACTCATTGATGATCCCTTTAAAGACAGACAAGAGGCAGACTCGGAGATTACTAGACAGCGAGTGTGGGATTGGTACACGTCAACTGCGTATACTAGGCTTATGCCTGGAGGGGCTGTGGTGGTTATTAATACGCGATGGCATGATGACGATCTTTCGGGTAGGCTGCTAGCCGCACAAGACGAAGGCGGCGACCAATGGGAAGTGTTAAGCCTTCCTGCAATAACTAAGTCCGGTGAACCTCTTTGGCCTGAATGGTATCCTCTAGATAGACTAGAGCAAATTCGCTCAGTTCTACCGGCACGGGATTGGAATGCTTTGTATCAACAGAATCCAATACCTGATGATGGGGATTTCTTTAAAGCTGCATGGTTTGGTGAGTATGAAGAGTTACCAAATAATCTACGCTATTATGGCGCAAGTGATTATGCCGTTACTGATGGCGATGGCGATTATACTGAGCATGGGATTATTGGTGTTGATGGTAATAACAATATCTATGTAACAGATTGGTGGAAAGGCCAAACTACTTCTGATGTATGGATTGAGGCGAAATGCGAGTTAATACTCAAATATCATCCTCATTGTTGGTTTGGTGAGGCTGGGCCTATCCGTAGGGCTGTTGAACCGTTTTTAATGCGTAGAATGCAGGAACGTGAATCCTATTGTAGAATAGAGTGGATGGCAAGCATAAGCGACAAGCCAAGCAGGGCTAGACCGATTCAAGCGATGGCGAGCATGGGGAAGGTGTTTTTCCCCCGTAATGCTAGATGGAAGGCTGAATTGCTGATTCAGCTACTTCGGTTTCCAGCGGCAAAGCACGATGATGGTGTTGACGTAATGAGTTTGTTTGGTCGCGGAATGGAATTTATACGTGGCCCGAAGAAGCGCAATGATTTGAAAATAGCCAGAACAGCAGGAACTGCATTGGGGTGGATGTGATTACTAATCATATTGCAATATTTGAATTTGGCCTTAGATGCTTTGGGGGGAAACGCTTTACAGCAGAGTTAAAACCATCTCCAGAAGGGCTTCTATTCGGCATAGTTTCAGATGGGACAGACAGTAAAGATTTAGCTATAAGCGTACCTGATATTGACAGGCTACTATCAATAGATGATTTCAGTAGGAAACAAGGTTGGATGTAGACATAACCAATTATATGATATAGTAACGCAAAATAACTCCAGCGTTGTGAAACGTCGAGGTACTTACAATGGCAATAGATGATGATGGCGAGAAAACAGAATCAATAGTCGAAGAGGCTAACAAGCTATACTCGTTTCCGTTTTCTAACGGGAATAGTGAGCGCATCCTCTATAGACCATCCACGTGCAATGCGTATGCTTATAGTGCTTTGAGTAATTCCGATTCGCTGCGACCATTGAGCGCCAGTAAGATTCTCGCCATTCATAGTGTAGCGTGTGTTATTAGTGCGATTGTTCTGTTGTTCTTGTTGAGTTGCCCACCTGCAATTATCTTTGTCATATCCTTTTGCGTTGTCTTTTCTGTCTATGGAATGCAGCGGCGTTGGGGCATAGCCCATGTCATAGAAAAAGCGATCAAAGTCTATCCATTCTTTGCACAGCAAGCCAAAGTATGTAGAAGCTCTAGAATTGTTTTGATTCGTGCAACGATGCTTCATATTCTCCCAAGTAGAGTATTCCTTGGAATTGCTCATGTCATGCTTAGTATTTACGGCCTTGGAAATCTCACGATGAAGGCAGCCGCAAGACTGTGTATTACCATTGGTAAGATTGCCACGGCTAACAACAACTGTTGTTCCGCATTCACACTCACACAACCACTTAGCCCCACCTCTGATGTCATTTTCAGAGCGACTTCTAACTATAAGTCTACCAAAAGCAAGCCCCGAAAGATTCATAATTTTAGCCATTTGTTGTGTCTGGAGTAAGTAATGGAAGATAGTATAACAGATATACCAGAAGAAGGCGATATAATAAAAATCGCAAAAGAGCGATTCAAACGCGCAGAAGAATTTTATTCGGCTTCGCGTGTCCTGTCTGTTGCGGACACTAAATTTGCTATGGGCGATTCTGATAACGGCTATCAATGGCCAGAAGAGATTAGGAAACAACGCCAGCTAGACAAGCGAGTGTGTCTCACAGTCAACCTAACCGCACAACACTGCGGTCAAGTTATCAACGCAATCCGTCAGCAACGCCCGTCCTGTAGAGTTCTTCCTGTGGACGATTACGCAGATAAAAAGACTGCCGAAATACTCGCAGGTCTAATCCGCAACATTCAAACCAATTCAGCCGCAGATGATGCACATGACCTAGCGGCAGAGCACATGTTGTATGGAGGGGAAGGATTCTGGAGGGTAACGACTGAGTTTGAAACTCCTCAATCATTCAATCAAGTAATCAAGATCAAGGCTTGCGCTGACCCTCAATTGGTCTACATTGACCCTGATGCAAAGGAATTAGATAGGTCGGATGCTCGATGGGGATTTGTGTTTGAGGACATAAACAAAGACGTATTCAAGTCGGAACATCCAGACATCGACCCGGCCGATTGGGAAGAAAGCAGCGATTCTTGGGTTAAAGATGAGACATTCAGACGTGCTGAGTATTTCTGGTGTGAGTTTGCAAAAGATACCGCTTTGCTGCTTGAAGATGGTTCAACATGCCTGCTTGGCAAACTCCCAGACCATGTTACTCGTGAAGATATGGAACTGGTCAATGGCGTAGGTGAGCGTGTTCGTATCGTTAAAGAGCGCGACACCGAGCGTAGAACGTGGAAATGGTGTAAGTTAGTAGGTCGCCATCCAGACCCGATAGATCAGACTGACTGGGTGGGCGAGTATCTTCCTATCATCGCAATCACTGGCAAGGAAATTAACGTCAACGGTGAGATTATCAGGAAGGGGTTAGTAAGAGACTTAAAAGACCCGGCAAGAATGGTTAATTTCAGCTATTCCGAAGCCACTCAAACACTTGCGTTACAAAACAAAATTCCTTACATCGGCGCTGCTGCCGCATTTGAGGGTTGGGAGGACGTATGGGGTGGTGCTAACCTTGAAAACAGGGCATTCCTGCCGTTCAATCACGTTGACGAAGAAGGCAACCCAATCCCCGCGCCTCAACGTCAACAACCCGCTGTAATGCCTGCTGCACAGGTGCAGATGCTACAACTCAGCACTGATGAAATGCGCGGTGCAAGTGGTCAGCAGAATAGCAACTTTGGGATTAAATCTGAGGCTTCTTCAGGTATTGGCATTCAACGACTAAAACAGCAGGGAGAGGTTGCAACATTCCACTTCCCTGACAATCTAGCTCGCGGATTACGCTATGAGGCCAAGGTGCTTATCGACTTGATACAGAAGATTTACGACACAAAGCGCGTGGTTAGGATTCTAGGCCTTGACGGTAAGCAACAACAAGCCACACTTGATCCGCAACACCAATCAAGCTACACAGAGCATGATATAGGCGAAGCCGACATTCAAAAGATATTCAACCCCACTCTTGGGCAGTACGATGTGGTTATTGATACTGGGCCATCATTCCAAACTCAACGCCAGGAAGGTGCTGCTGCGCTCAACGAGCTTGCTAGTCGCAACCCTGCACTGATGCAAGTAGCGGGTGATTTAATCATGCAGGCTCAAGACTTTCCGATGGCGCAACAATTGGCTGACAGATTGCAAAAGACGCTTCCGCCCGGATTGCAAGATCAAAAGGGCGGCGCAGAAGCTCAGGCAGCACAAGCCACGCAACAACTCCAACAAGCACAACAACACTTGCAGATGATGCAGCAACAAATGGCTGAAATGCAGCAAAAACTACAGGTTGCTGAGTCCGGTCAAGCTAAATCTCAGGCTGAAATACAAGCCAAGATGCAGATGGCACAGATGGACGCTCAATTACAGGATTCTAAGCTACAGCGTGATATTGAGAGCAAGAAGCAAGCGGCTATGGCTGAAGCTGAATTGAAACGTGAACAGGCGTTACTTGATGCTCATATCAGGGCAGAAGAATACAAGCAAGAGCAAGCATTTCAGCATGAAAAGGCTTTGCTTGATGCTCATATGGCGCTTGAAAAGGCCAAGCTGGACAATGAAACGAAGGAAGATATTGCCGAACTTCAAGCCTATGTTGAGATGCAGAAGGTTGGCAAGGATAACCCTGCTTTAACCGCTGATGTTAATTCAGACTTGCAGGAAGAAAAACCACTACCCAAGATACTCAAGCGCAAGATTAGCATGAAAGCTCCTTCCGGTGGTATGTACGAAGGCACAATAGAGGATATGTAAGGAGAAATTATGGCAGGCTACGCTACTACCCTTCGTAACGCAACAATCGACGTAATCACTACAGCGGTCGGGAATGCTGGATTGCTTAAACTCTGCGATGGTATTCGACCTGCTACGGGTGGAACGATTACCAACGTACTAGGGACGTTCACCTGTGGCACTCCCTTCGCGGCTGGTGCGGCGGCTGGCGTGTTAAGTCCTACGCTACCGGCGAATACAACGGGTGCTGCGGCTGGTACTGCTACATGGGCGCGACTCACAACTTCAGCGGGGGTATTCGTGGCTGATTTGAGTGTAGGAACGTCTGCGACTGAGATTATCGTGAATACGACAACGATCAGCATAGGTTTAACGCTGAGTGTCACAAGTTGGTCGGTGACTGCTGGTAATCCTTAATGGCTAACGGGCAAGGAACTGCAACTATAAACTTCGGTGCCTTCCCAGGAGCTAATGAAGTATCTGTTATCGTTACAGGTCAGACGGGAATCAGTGCGACGAGTAAAGCAGAATCGTACATGATGGGTGATGACACGACTACAGATCATACAGCATCAGACCATCGTTATGCGGCTGCGCTGATTGGACTTACTTGTGGCACGCCAACGGCAGGAACTGGATTTACAATTTATGGAACGTGTTTGGATGCGATGCAAGGTAACTTTACCGTGCGTTGGGTCTGGGCCGACTAGGAGACATCATGGCATTAGCAACTACAATAGTAGACCCATCAACAGGCACAGCCGCGAAGGTTGATGCTAACGGCTTCTCATACAATACTTTCCCACAAGTCAATCAAAGGTTAGGCGGGGTTACTCCTCAGCCGACTTCCGTTGGGGCTGTACGGATGTTCTGCGAGACTGATGCAGGTCAAATGACTGGTGTTGCTTACCTTGAATCCCCTTTGGTAACGGATGATGGGAGAATGGAGGTTTGTATTGATACTCCGGTATTCTTCGATAACTTCACGGAGACGGTACAGAATACAGCGATTTGGCGGCATCAGTTCACTACGATGACGATGACTATGGGTGCCGGTTATCTACTGTGCAACGCAAACTCAACAGCCACGACTGCCACCGGATGCCAATACACGACATGGCAGACATTCCCGTTATATGGATCAAATGGTATTCACTGGGAAGCGACTGGCGTAATTACCGCAGTGCCACTGGTAGGTCAAGTATTCGAAGCAGGATTTTTCCCGTATGGTGCGAACGCACAAACAGCTCCAACTGAAGGTGTTTACTTCCGCGTTAATGAAGTTGGGCTGTATGGTGTGATGAACTACAACGGAACGGAAACAATCACAGCATTGATTATGGCCGCCGCTGCCATTCCATTAAACGTGAATGGTCAATACCGGATCGTAGTCACACAAAGAGAGGCTGAGTTCTGGGTTAATGGCATATTGGCTGTAATACCTTTGCCTGTAGCAACTGGTCAGGGTGAGCCTTATATGACATCATCTTTACCTATCAGCTTTCAACAGCGAAATGGTGCAGGTCTTACCGGAACACAGATGCAGGTTAAGATTGCGTCCACACACGTTGACCAGAATGGGTTCTATAACAAAACCAATGCTGAGTTATTGGCTGGCATGGGGTACATGGGATCACAAGGTCAAGACGGAGGTACTGTCGGATCTACGGCTATTCTATCTAATGCAGCAACGGCAGCGGCTGCGGCACTGGTAAACACAACAGCAGCAGCACAGTTTGTAGGTCTGGGGGGTAACTTCCTTGTATTGCCTACTCTTACATCAGGCTCAGACGGTATTTTATGTTCGTATCAAGTCCCAGCAGGGGGCGTTAACCAAACTCCAAAACGCTTAGTTATTCGTGGCGTATGGATTGATTCTGCTGTGCAGACAGCTTTGACAGGTGGTCCGCTGAGTATAGTCTATTCGCTTGCGTATGGGCATACGGCAGTATCATTAGCACAGACTGAGACTGCGTCATTTGCAACAGGAACTACTAAAGCCCCTCGACGTGTTCCTCTTGGCGTTCATGGATTTATTGCTGCTGCTGCTGCCGGTGTCCCTGCCGGTGATATATACCGACAATTCTTTGCTCCTATCTACGTCAACCCAGGCGAGTTCGTAGCTATCGCTTGCCGAAATATGGGAACTGTGACAACTCTGGGTGCGTTGAATATTGTTGTAGGATTTGACACTAACTGGGAGTAATTAAATGTCGTTACTGCTCGCGCTTACGGGTGGTGCTCCGACAAGTTTAACCGCTACAATCTCATGGACTCAACAGAGTTCTACTTGGGGAATAGTAGAGGCATCATCATTACCGAGTTCAATTAGTTGGACTCAAGCTGATAGTACTTGGTTAGTATCTGCTAACGCTAAAGACAGTTTAACGGCTGCATGGACGCAACAAGGCGATACTTGGGCGATAACTGAACCTGATAGTGCGGCGTTAGTAGTTTCATGGACTAGCGGGTCGGCAACATGGGCTATTACAGGCACAGCTTCAAGTGGTTGGTCGGCAACGGTAGCATGGACACAAGATAACGCATCATGGAGTGTTGCAAGCGCGTCACAAAGTAACTTAGCTGCAAGTTGGACGCAAGATAATAATACTTGGCTACTGAATTCCACTGCGGGTACATCAGCAGTTAATGCAGATATAGCGTGGGTACAGGATGATGCAGTATGGTCGACTTATGGTAATGTAGCCAATTTAGAAAGCCCTAATTCGGGTGGCTATGATTACGGCGAAAACAAGCGAATTCACGCTGGTAAGGAAGCTCTATTAGCAAGCGCGAAAAAGGTAATTAAAAAAGCCAAGAAGCGGGATGATGATGCTTTTGGTGAAGCTGTTGATGTAATCGCAGAAATCCGCGCAGAGATTGATAATCTCGGAATTAAAGCTGAATACTACGAGAGAATCAACAAGCAGCAAGCAATGATTCAGGCACAATTAGCCAAGGAACAGCTTGAAGCGCAGATCGAGGAAATAGATACAGTATTTGCAATATTAATAATGCTTGCGCAATTGGATTAAGTTTGGTATATAATCGCGCAACAAAACCTACTAGGAGGTTCCTAGGCCATAATGCCGTGAGGCACTGGAGTTTGCAATGACAGACGAAGTAATCGAATCATCAGTAGAAGAAGTACAGGCAACTACTCCTGAAACAGTAGAGACTCCGCATGATGCAACTGAGGCGCAACCGGAAGAATCAACTCAGGCAGATGAGCGCAAATTCTCGCAAGACGAATTAAATGCGATTATCCAGAAAGAAAAAGCAAAGGCAGAAGCAAGAGCAGAGCGCAGAGCGTTGAAGGTGTATGCGGATAGGCTTGAAGCCATGTCGCAAAAGCCAGCAGAGACTAAAGAAGCTCCAAAAGACGGGAAACCAATAATGGCGCAGTTTGCCAATGTTGAGGACTATGTCGAAGCGGTAGCTGATTGGAAACTTGAGCAACGTGAGCAAGGTACAAAGCAGAAGCAAGCGGAAGTAGCTCAAAAGAGTGTTTACGAAAGGACGGAAGGAATTTACGCTCAGGCGCAAAAGATAGCTGGCTTTGATCGTGAGTCATTCGATGAACTACCTTTAACTCCAACAGTCGCACAGGCGATTATTGAAAGTGATGAAGCTCCGAGGCTGATGGCGTACTTGGTAAATAATCCGAAAGAAGCCGAACGGATTGCAACTCTAAGCCCTGCAAGGCAAGCTGCTGAATTAGGCAAGATAGAAGCGAAGTTTCCATCTGCCGTAAAAGATGTTGCTGTAAGTAAGGCTCCAGCTCCGATTAAGCCTATTGGCTCACATGGAAGCGCGAGTAAAACGCCAGAGCAGATGACCGATAAGGAGTTTGCAGACTGGCGCAAGAAGCAAATAGCAGCACGAAGATAACGCCTCTAACACTGTGAAGTGCCGGGGAATCTAATTAATAACGCAGTGATGCGTCTTAAAGGAGTATCAACATGGCACTACTTACCACCGATATGGTGACACGCGAGGCATTGCGTATCGCCCATGAAAAATCACAATTCCTTGGCACGATTGACCGTAGTTATGACGACTCTTTCGCTAAGTCTGGCGCAAAGATCGGTTCTACCCTCCGTGTTCGTTTGCCTAACCAATACACCCGCACCACTGGCTCCCGTGTAATGGACTTGCAAGAACAAGCAGAATTGTCCAGCACAATCGTAGTTGCTACTCAAGACCACGTGGACATGCCGTTTAACTCCGCTGATTTGGCAT